AGATACAGGGGAGGATGCAGCGGTCCTTTACGGCCAGATGGATCTGGACATCTATGCAAAACAACTGGATTTTATCGGCAGGGAGTACGGGGACGCATTACTTGGAGTCGAAACGAACAATGTCGGACACAGCGTTGTAAACACGCTGCTGAATGTTACATTCTATCCTAATCTATATCACCATGACCAATACAACGCGGAAGCCGGAAAGAACGAAAATAAACCAGGCTGGCCAACTACAACAATAACACGTCCGATTCTCGTTGATGCGCTTATAGAAGGGATTCGAGAAGGTGTATGGAGAATTAATGATGCCAACCTTATCGGGGAAATGAAAACATTCGTTAGAAATCGTGCGGGAAAACCTCAGGCTATGGGCAAAGGAACCCAGGGCGGATGTAAGGATGATAGGGTATTAGGATATGGCATTGCTCATCAAATGAGATTGCGACGTCCTCCAACTACGAAGCATATTATGTTGCCGTCTATCGGAAGTCTAGCAATAAAAAGGCCATAGAAAAGAGTTCAATATTTCTTTCATAGAGAAATGAAAATAAAAGTGTATAATTTAATTATTGCGATATCTAGACGATGGGAGAATTTTATGCATAAATGGCCAAAAACAGTGTTGGAGTGGGTGCATCTCTTTTGGATGCTAATGACTGGCATTGTTGTTCTTATACTTGTATCGATATTCGCGCAAATGATATGGTTAGGATCTGATTTCAAACAATGGGACTTTCTCGCTTTTACTGGATCCATTATTGGAGGCATTATTACTTGGATCGGTGTACGTGCAACGATCAAACATTCGGAAAACCTCGCAAACCGTGCACGAAAGGATAAAGAAGTTGAAGAGGCAACTGTTAAAACTAGAATTCTAGACAAAATGCAATTGGGCCTCAAAGATTTGAGAGACTTCTATTGGATAACAGCCTCAAATATTGAAAAAAATCAGATGAACACATACGAAATCAAAAATTATTTAGCAACTTCAGATAAAACTGACTCAATTATTAAAATGCGTGAAATTGTCGATTTAAGTATTAGAGTTGATGCTGAAACTTACAAAGCATTAGTACCGTTGGAGAAGCTCTTATCATATACAAATCATAGGGATCGAATGCATATGTGGATGTTAAATACCGGAGAATGCAAAACAGATGAAGTAGTTAAGGAGATGCTTTCCACACTGCTTATGTTGCGAACGGATACCGAAAAAGTAATGGAAGCAATTAAGCTTAGAAGACGAGAGTATTTAAAAATTATTTTCCCTGACGATGATCCAAATGTATTCTTGGATTTAGAAGCGATATAAGTTCTCTAAATGAATCGATTTGTAAAAATCCAAAATCCGCAGTAACAACGTATTAACGCAATGTTATTCTATAAATGGATAAGAATGAGCGCTGATAATTGAGTCAGCGCTTTTTTGTTTTATCGAAAGGTGGTGCGATCTTGAAATGGTATCATAAAACCTTATATCGACTGGCTATGTCGATCATACCAACTGAGATTAGACGGCAAATGATAGGAAGCGGACGGATGACGGTTCCGAAAAACGCGAATCCGTGGAGTTGGTTCAGTTGGTTGCCGAAGAAGTATCAGCAGGCGCACAATATTGACCTGACTAAACTGCAAAGTTATACAGCCGAGGAATTGCTAGAATTACTTATATCTGTGCATCCGGACGTTTCTCATGCGCTGTATATGTATTTACGGATGGGTGATACAGGTATAACGTTTACAGCTATGAAGCGCACCGGTAGCGATGATAAAAGCGGGCAACGGGTGTTGGACGAACTAAAGGAAATGCTCAACACTCCGTTACCGTATCCAGGTTATCAACATGGCCGTTCTATAGACAAAATAGACACAATACAAAGATTAATGGTCATGGTGCGAGGTGCATGTGCAGGAGAAGTTGTTTTGAACGAACGATGTAATGATATAGTCGATATTGTCCCGGTAGATCCTGCGTTGATTTGGTTTCGACGAGAACCTAATACAAACAGATTAACTCCGTGGCAATATGTAAAGAATCCTATTCGTAAGAATGGAGAAACATGGTTCGGGAACTATAAGCAGATTGACACCCCTACTTTCATTTACGAGGAATTAGATCCTATGGTTGATGATCCATATGGTCGAACTCCTATTCTGCCGGTGTTGCAAGTAGTGTTCTTCCACCTAGAGGTGCTTCAAGATTTGAAAGCGGTCGTTCATAACCAAGGGTATCCACGTCTTGATATATCAATGCTAGAAGACATCATGATCAAAAACATGCCAAGGAATATCGCAGCAGATCCGAGCAAACAACAAGAGTATTTGAGGAATCGGATGGAAGAGATCAAGAAGCATTTCGAATCATTAAATCCGGATGATTCGTTATTCCATTGGGATAGTGTCAAGGTTGAATATCTTAAGGGTGGAAACGCTGGTCCGATGATCGATATAAAAAAACTGATTGATATTATCGATACTCAAATGGCAACGGCTCTAAAGACGCTTCTCACGCTTCTTTCCCGACACCAAGGTTCAACGGAGTCATACAGTTCGGTCGACACTCAAATTTATATCAAAACCGTTGAGTCCGCACGCGGCGTTGTAAAACGATTTTGGCAGCGGTCGTTTACATTGGCCGCGAGAGTCAGAGGCACACAAACCACTGTAATCGTTGATTACAATCCGATTGACTTGCGTTCGGAAAATGAAGTCGAGCGCGATCGAAAATCCAAGATCCATAATTACGTGACAGCCGAGAAAGAGCATTACATTACTTCACTTGAAGCCGCTACAGAAATACGCTGGACGCTTGGTTTAAACGCCAAGATACCGCCTAATTTGATTGAAAAGCTGAATGGGAAGTACAAACAAGTTAACAACACTGATCCACCGGGAGGAGGTGAGTAGCCAATGAAGCCGACAGTTGGTAGAATCGTGCATTACCAAAGCTACGGGACGCCGGGTGGTGAGTTTAAGAGCGAACCGCGAGCGGCAATCGTCACAGGTGTTGTAGATGAAGAAACTGTTCATTTGTGTGTATTGAATCCAACAGGACAATTCTTCAATCAAAACGTTAAACAAGGAAATGGGGGAGGTCAATGGAACTGGCCGCCACGAACGTAGCAAGATAACCATAAGAAGGAGGTGAATGAAAAGATGGCGAAACCGACCGCCGAGCAACTGGCTAAAATCAATCAGAAGGCACTCGTTCCACTGACCGAAGATCAAGTATACACGTTCACCGCAAGGGTTATCGGAACTAAACTGATCGAAAAGTACATGATGAAACTGACGCCAAGGCTGCTTAGTAAATTTTCCGAGCAAGCTAAATCGGGAGTCGCATTGCTTATTGATCATCCCTGGCAAAAGTGGGAAGCAATGTCGTTCCCTTATGGCAGGACATACGACAGCCGCATTCAGGTGGAAGGCGAGAATCAGGAGTTGTACGCCGATCATTACATGGTTCTCGGTCAAAAAATCGATGACATCTCAACAGACCAACTGGCTATTGGGATTGATGGCGGCACGATCTTCGATACCTCAGCCGGATTCCTAACATCAGACCACAAATGTTCAATATGTGGCGGCCAGTATTATAACAACTCTGGTTGTTCACATTTGCGTGGTCGCGAATACGACGGGAAGGTCTGTATCATTATAGCCGATGATGGCGAGCTGATGGAAAACTCAATCGTGTTCGATGGCGGATATGAAGGAGCAGGAATTGTTAAGGGGAGCCTATCGAATGTACAAAACAAAGAGAGCGAGCCGCTTTCCTTAGTACCACTGGCACTTGACACGAAGTCACTTCCGGGTGATGGACGTGTCTTTTATTCATTTAGTAATAAATCAGGATTAATGGGATACGTCCCACAGCAACAACAAAATAACAGGGCCAGTACATTGGCCGAAGGAGTTGGAAACGTGGATCCAAAAGACCAAGCAATCTCAGCACAATTAACACAAGCATCGAACCTATTGAGCCAGATTCGTGCAGCGCTCGGCGTTGAGTCTGATGACGGCATTCTTGGTAAGATCAATTCCATGTCTGAAAATGCAAAGGTAGGCGAGAGTCATAAACTGGCTCTTATCGATGAGGCGTGTGGGGCGGGCGTAAGAGCCTTGGGAGAAGCATTCAGTGTAGAAGCCATGAAGTTATCCCTCGCCAATCTTCCGGTGACGGAAATCGAGAAGGTGCGTAACTCCTACAACGCACACGCACAAGCCATCCTTGGAGGTGGTGGACGCCATACACAAGGTGGGGACATCAATCTTCCTGCAGGCGCAGCGGCTGGTGAAAGTCCTGCAAATCCGCAAGCAAACAGCGGTCAACCAACGGCGGAACAACTGCAAGCTAAGGCACGGGAAGAAGCTCGTGCGGCACTTGCTAACACCGGCCATTCCGGCATTATGAAGGGGGAAAAGTAATCCATGAATAATTCTGTTTATGGCGGCATGCCAGGGCCTGGCGCATCAACCGCTCAACATTTTAAAGAAGTTCTTGCATCAACTGATCTACAGGCAAAATTGCCGGGAGGCGTGTTGCTTAAAAATGGACAGGGTGTTTTAAAGAAAGGTACTGTCCTCGGAAAAATCACTGCCGCAGGTGCTGATAAAGACAAGTTCGTCGCTTATCTCAAATCGGCTTCGGACGGATCGCAGACGGCAGTCTGCATTCTAGACAACGATGCTGACACAACGAATAGTGACATTGGCGCTTCTGCATGGATTGCCGGCATCTTTGATTCTTCCAAACTGACAGGGCTTGATACCGACGCAAAGACGGAGCTCAAGCTCTGCTATTTCGTTTAAGGGGGTTTTAACATTGGCGAATGTACTTGATCCGTATTTTCTCACAGAAGTTGTCCGTAATATCCGAACTGATATCAATTCCTTCCGTGGCGCACAGTTGTTGACTGGAGGCGTCGACTTAAAAACAGAACTGGGTCTGACGATTGAATACGATGTGACCTACGATGCGACCGGAATGACGCCGCCGACTGGATTGAACGATCCGTCGCCAGTAAATGAAAAAGCGGTGGTTAAGCATATCTCCTTCACGAACCAAGAATGGAGGGAGAAGATGATCATCGATCGCGAGAAGATCGCGAAGCTTCGTGCGCCAGGCAATAAACTGGAGGAGGTGTGGGCGGAGCAGTATATGATTGACTCAATGATCGAACTGAACCAACGCCTTGAAACTCGCTTTGAGTGGATGCGTTGGACCGCGCTTACTGGTTCGCTAGTTATTCCTGCCACGAAGAACAAACCTGCCTATAATATCGATTATGGTGTTCCGGCCGGTAATAAACCAACTGCTACAACTCTGTGGAGCGACACGTCCAACTCAGATCCGATCGCCGACATCGACGCATGGATTTTGAAATTCCGCGGGACTGGCGCTCGTGCGGTGAAGATCCTCGCGAATAAGAAAGTGGACAATCTGCTGAAGCAGAATGCAAAAGTTCGCGACTTACTGAAAACGAATTATGGCCGTGATGTTCTTTCTGCAGACTCTCTCTCCTTTGTTCTGGGTCAACAATTGAACGGTCTCCAATACGAAGTGTACGAAGGTGGGTACATCGACGACTCTGGCAACTTCAACCCTTTCATTCCTGATAACGCGATAATCATTGTAGGCGAAGGCATGACCGGCAATTTGATGGACCTCGTAACGTCTCCGGATAACTACGAGGACATCTTTAAGGGTCAGCCGGGAAAGTTCGCCATGATGAAAGAGATCGACGGCGATCCGAAACAGTGGAGCGTGGTTAACGGAGCTATCGTGCTGCCGCGATTGAAACACGTTAACTGGCACATATTCGCTACGGTTGCTTAAGGGGGTCATTCCAATGACAACGGTTAAAATATTAATCGATGGAGTCGGAGACTACAATAAGGGGGACATCGTAAAGGATGCCCCTCCTGGTCTTGTCCATATCGCCGAAGCAGGCACGCTAAATGCAGCAACAGGAGAATGGATAGCTGTAATCGTTGATGATGATACAACAGGTGCTGGGGATGAACTAAAGGCACTTAAGGCGAAAGCCAAAGAACTGAAGGTCCACAATTACGGTAAAATGACCATCGACGAATTGAAAGAAGCAATTGCCGCTGCGGAAGCCGCAGATGGTGGTGGTAACGGTGCCCAATAAGATTCTTACTGGCGACACGTATCACGATGAAATCAGAGGGCGTCTAGGCGTCGGAGAAGACATTGTCTCCGATACTGACATAGACGCTCTTTCAGTTCTTCCGATTGCCGAAGCGAAGGTAATCTCCGCTGTTCCGAATTACGCTGACTTATCTGGCGATGATGCAAGCTATGTATACGCGGCTGCTATTTGCATGGTAGCCGCTATACTCGCTCCTTCCATGCCAGCAAGGATAAAGAAGTCGAAAAAAGACTTCGATTATTCGTTCGAAAATCAAACGGTCGATTGGGTTGCGCGGTCAAAACAATTGTTTGACGAATCGAATACACTCATCGATCTAGTACAGTCGGAACAAGGCGGTGCCGATGTGCCGATGTTTGGAGTTGCTGGTCCGACACGAGCGAATAATACTGCGCGTTCTTTGTACTGGTGAGGTGAGCCGAAATGTTTCGCGAATTTACACACCGGCATACGCCATGCACCGTGGATGGTGTTGCAGATACCGTCGTTCTTACGAGAGATAGCCGATCGTCCTCCATTATCAACCGTGAATATCTGTACACCGGGCTATTTGCGCAGCAGTCGCCAGTTCGAGTTGGATCGCTCGTAACCGTCGAAGACGATGTATTTTTCGTTCAGACATCGAGATCCACTGCCGAACGCGATCGATATTGCGGCATGATTAAGACCAATGCCGTAATCGAGGTACAGCGTTACTCGCGGGATTACGACGGCCGCGACAACCCGGTCGGCGATCCATATTTTATGCCGGTTGCTTCTAGTGTACCAGCGTTTGCCAAGTACGTGACGGCGAAGATTCGACAAGACGACATCGGCCTACTGCCAACGACGTCATACGTCCTGCAAGTCCAGAAAGGCACGGACGTTAAGGAGCCGACTGAACTGCTGCAGCCGGATCGTATTCTGCTGAATGGTCGTCCATATCAAGTCGACGCAATCGACGACATACGGTATCCTGGACTGCTATACATCCAGCTATCGGAGGACAATATCCGATGACAGTGGATCACGCGATTATTGGATTTGATGCCGAACGAGCTTCCCGCGATCTTGAGCAACGATTGACTGTGCAGATAGCCGGATTGACGGGCATCGTCATGCAGATGGCGAGGGCGAACATTCGCTTTTACCCGGAAGTCCGTAATCACTTGGAGCGGCAAATGACTGTGCTGGCAAACAAGATGATTGAAGGCTCGGTGACAACGGATTACTGGCAAGCGTGGCTCGAGCAATTTGGTAAAGGATCGCTTATGGCCGGGCCGAGTGAAAACCCTGGTCTGCATCGATACATGAGCTCGGAAGCGTGGAACCGACTGCGGCCAAGCGGATCAAAAGTCGTTGTTGGGCGGTCACGTGGAAATTACCGAAGCATTGAAGGGACGATTCGTTTTTCTGGCGGATCATTCGCCGGTGTTGACTTAGAGGAGCTGGCGGCACGGGGCGATATCGACAAGAAATTCGGCCCAACGCCTCCGACATTCTTCTTACGCAAGGCGCTACTTGCAAACCGCAACCGGATCCTGCAAGGGCTACAAGAGGTCATCGACAATTTCCCTTATCACAAATACTTTCGGAAAGGTGGAGGGCGATGAATAAGCTAATTGATGCCGTTTATGAAATGTTAAAGGCAGACAGCGAGTTTATGGACTTGCTTAATCTCACACCTTCATCTCGACCGGAAGAAATCGAACTGCGGATTACAAGGGGAATGGAGCCTGGCGTCGCGCTCTCAAAGCAGACTGTCCCGCATGTAATGCTTTACGAAAAGCCTGGGCAATATGGCCGGAATCACCTCGTATATGAAGCGCAGTTTTGCTTGGAGTGCTGTGCGAGTACAACGGTACAAGCAAAGTCCATGACGGATAGGGCGTTTGTGTTATTCCATGAGCGTCGTGTTATTCGCCCGTACTTCCGATCGGTATCTCGTTCAAGGCTTGCGCACGATGGTCCGTTTGCGACTGGCATAAGAGACGTAAAGGGCTATGAGGCCATTTTTGATGTCGACTATATCCGGAAGAATTGAGGTGATAACATGGCGACAGGCGAGAATAAGGAGTCCAAAAAAGAGCGCGAGCAATTAATCAAAACGAAGATTGGACTTGCTACCGAATTGGGCATTTGGGGCGGATTCAAACCGATCCAAGGCTATCAAGAAACGGAGCAGTACAAGAAAATCCAAGAAATCAACAAACGTCTGCTGGAGATCCAGTAGGCGATTTTATTTAACAGGAGGTTTTCACATTGTCTCAATCTACCAAACGCTGGGTTATCGACGATATTTCCAATGCCGCATTGTATGACCTGACAAACGGCGATCCGATCGCCTATTTTGAGCGACTGCAGAAGATGACGATTACCATTGACGCCAAGCAAGATCGGGTGTATGGCGGCACAAGTAAATACGCCTTCCACTTAACGGAGAAGGATGCCGAATCCGCGATCCAAATCGAGAATGCGATCCTTGATTACAACGAGGTTATTGCAGCAACCGGCGCGACGGCCACAGTAGGTGAAAGGGAAGTACCGTACTTTGAAAAGTTGACCGTTGGTAGCGACTCCACTGTGACATTGACGCATAAAGATAAGATGATTTCCGAATCGGAGAAGGTCATCGTCGTCACAAAAGGTCTTGCCAATTCAGGAAAACAACTGAAGCGGGTAGCAGCGGCGGCAACAGCGGACGAATATAGTATTGCTGCTGGCGTCATTACGTTTGGCGATGATGGTTTGAAAGGCAAGGACGTCCGCGTGTTCTACGACTATACATCTGCGGCAACGGCTGAATCGCTTGCGATCACCACAAAGACCAAAAACAAGCCGTACAAGTTCGTTGCGATCGGCAGGGCGTTCGACGATGAGCTGAACGAATACTTTGACGTGACGATCATCGTGTACAAAGCCCAGCTCCTTGGTACGTTCACGATTGACCAACAGCGGAAAAATGCGACGAGCAACACGCTCGACTTGGCTGTACTGGACGCGAACCGTTCAGACGGTATGGTAATCGATATCATTGCGTCGTAGTTCGGGGGGCCTCTTGGCCCCTTTTAAGTCGAAAGGATGAGCGAATTGGAAAACAACGATATGAATTTGATTATGGGTATAGGTCCAGAAATTCAGTTGTCGGCTGATATAAAGAAGACTTTGCGTGTTGGAACCGTGAAGCAAATCAAAGAAGTCGGGGAATTGTACCGGGAAGGACTGAAAACGGTCAAATCTTCAGTCTTCCAGAACGACGAAGAATCCATCGGAACATGGGTTGAAATACTTGACATGGTTTGCGTTGAAGGTTTCACACGTGAAGAGTTTGACAACAGCATTCCTGGTCAGGTGGAAGACGCTGTGTCCCGATTTCTTTTCGGTTAGTCGAGGTCCCGAAAAGAAGCAATCAAGCGGGGAATCTAAACCGCTCACGACCGCGGAAATATACGGACGGTTATCTCGAAGGAAGCTACACAAGGAATGGTACGATCATAATCATTATGAGATTGACGCCATTTTTTCTGACATGATTGAGGAAATGAAGGAACAAATCCGCTTGCATGGCGGAGAAGTGGAAGAACCGAAAAAGCTTACACGATCAGGTATATCGGAAATCATGGGGCACTTCAACCGACGTTGATGCCCTTTTTACTTTGAACACAATCCCATAGTCAGGAACAGGGCAGGAAAACTTTCCTGACCATAAAAGGGGTGAATATATAGCATGGCAGATGAAAGCAACAAAGACCTTGTAGGCGCTCGAATAAATCTGGATACGTCGAAGATCCTGCCGGCCTTCAAAGTGATTGACGAAGGTGTTCGCAAGAATGCGGAAGCTTTCAAAGCGCTGAATGCCGAGCTCACCATTACCGAGAAGAACTATTCAACATTGGCTAGGGCGATGGACAAGACCGTTCTTAATGCAGACGAACGTCGCAAGAAGATCCTTGACGAGTCCAACGCTCTCGTCGCTTCGCGGAATGCTCAGGCTGAGTATTATAACGCAAAGAAGTCAGGGCTTGACCAAACGAATAAATTAGTTGACTCGAAGATGCAAGCACAGCAGGCGATTGTGAAAAAGCGGGAAGATGCGATCGAACAACAAGTACGTGAGCATCAGCAGCGATTATCAAATCTGCAGCAAAAAAGTGCCGTGTCCACGGAGCAAGCAAATCTCGTAAAAGCAAAAATAGATCGCGAAGCTGTCCTTCTTAAAAATGGACAGACGAAGATTGAACAACAAGAGAAAGAACACCAACAACGAATGAGTGTTTTACAGCAACGGGGTGCGTTGACGAGCGCCCAAGAGAATCTAACGCAAGCCAAAATGGACCGCGAGTTTCAGGTGTTGCGCAACGGCCAGACGAGGATGGAGCAGCAAACAGCGCTGCACAATGCAAGGATGTCGCAGTTAGAAGCTCGAAATGTGATGAACGACTCTGTACTGAATCGATCATCGCAATACATGCTGGCCGGAACGATGTATTACAGCATCATTCAAGGCACAAGAGAAGCGATTCAGGTCATAAAAGACTTCGAATATTCGTTGGTCGGCTTACGCCGTGTAATGGGCGACACAGCAGATATTGAGCTTGTCAAACGGTCTATGATTGAGGATGCGAAAGAGTACGGTTATGCATTGCGGGATGTAGGCGACGTATACGTGCAAATTGCGCAACAGGGCTTTAATGAGAAAGAGACGGCAGCGCTCGCGAAGACCGCGTTCATGGCGGCCAACGTCGAACAATCGTTTCGAGATGCGGCGCAAGCGCAGCAACTCATGACAGGCGCAATCCTAAACTATGGCATGGCGGCCAGCGACGCAGAGCGTCTTTTGGATAGACTAAACGAGGTGTCGAACAACTTCGCGACGGATTCCAATAAGCTTCTGCAAGGCCTCAACCGGGCGGGTGCGGCTGCGAAGAATGCCGGTGTGCCGATCAATGAGCTTATCGGGTATTTAACCGTACTCAACCAGGCAGGCTTTACCGGATCGGTTGCGGGGAACGCGATCAAGTCCTTCATTTCATTTTCGAGCCGCGATATCGCGATCGACAAGCTTGAAAAGTACGTTGGAACGATTAAGCAGGCAAGTGGCGAAATGATGCCATTTAGCGAGCTTCTGCAGCGTATCGCGGAGAAGTGGTACAAAGTTTCTGACGCAGAACGGCACGAGATTACGCAGGCCGTTGCGCGTGGCGATCAGGCTTCCCGGTTTATCGCACTCATGGATAATTACGACAAGGTTATGAAGGTTGCCACAACAGCGGAAAACTCGTTTGGATCCGCACAACGGGAGAACACGCTAACCATGTCGACGCTGGAGAAGCAATCCTTGCAGCTTAAAGCGACGTGGGATGCATTGGTAATCTCTATAGGTGACAGCGGGTTGTTAGGTGTGCTGAAAGCAATCGTACATGAGGGCAAATTGCTCATTGATGGATTCAATTCGTTACCTGGACCGATTAAAAACACATTGACCGTCGTCTTATCGCTTGGAGCTGCGATTCTGGTCCTGAATACTGGAATGAAGCTTTTGACAGGGCAATCGCTTAAGTCGCTTGCTGTCGGGCTAGCCAATGCAAGTAAGGCTATGTTTGGATTAAAGACAGCTACAGACGCGGCAAACGTCTCACAAAAGGCTTTTATCACGACTCCGATCGGATCCGTGTTGACTGTCTTATCCGTTGTCCTTGGAGCCGCTACGCTCGCATGGTCGCATTATAATGGCGCACAAAATGAAGTCGTCGAAACAACGAGTCAAAATGAGCGCGATACGATGGCGCTGGCTGATAAGTATAAGGATCTAAAGGCTATTGTCGATGACAACACGAAATCGGATAAAGAGATAAAACAAGCGAAAGATGAGCTTTCTGAAGTTATTCAGAAGATCAGCGGCTTAATGCCTGGATTGATATCGCAATGGGATGAACACGGTAAGGCGATCGACGTCAATATTGGCAAGTTGGAAGAGTGGAAGAAGAAATATGCAGATAGCATCCGAATCGTTGAAAACGACAACATCACCAAACTGACGACAAGGAAGGCAGAATTAGAAGCGGAGCTAAAGTTAAAGAAGTTTGCTCAAACGAACTTTGGCAAAAGCGATCTTTCTATTTTCGATTCATGGATGGGAAACACCGTAGAAACTTACCGAAATAAGTACGCAAACGAAATCATTGATATGGGTAAAGAGCTTGCTGAAGTAGAGCAGAAATTGAAGAACAGTCAAGACACGCTTGCCTTGTTAGATGGCACAAAGACTGAGTCCGCATCGCCAGATAAACAACATGGCGGCAAAGCAAAGTCTGACGAGGAACTCGAAGACGAGTACAAGGAAAGGCAGAAGTCGTTTCAGGAACGTATGGCGGAATTTCGCCACCTTACCAACATGGAAGAGGCAGGCTATAAGGATGCGAAGGGGCAACTTGAAAAGCTGCAGGCCATAAGGAAAGAATTCAACGATCTTGAGGCTTCTGATTTATATGGTATCGATGAGGACATCTACAAGCTGCAGAACGGCAAAAAGTTGAGCGGTTCGAGTGGCGGATCAAGCAAGAAGGCTTTCAACGTTGCGCTTGGGGATGTCGATGCGCTTAGATCGTTGGCTGACAAGTTAATTTCTGATGCTGGCTATAAGATCGATCTGTTCGCGGCGAAGGAATTTTCACTTGGTGATACGTTCGATGTAACCGGGGAGAAGACGCGACTATATGCGGAGCGCCAGATTCAATTGCATGAAGCGAATCTGATCCTTGAAAAGTCCGTCGATCTTTTGCGTGCAAAGCAAGATAGCTTAAATGCGAGTTACAAGGCAGGAAAGATATCTGCCGACGACTTTAAGAAAGCGTCTGAGGATGTGCGCAACAGAATCGAATCGACCCAGCAGAGCATGGCAAAGAACTCGCTTGATTGGTGGAAAGATCAGAAGGCGATCGCCGAGGAATCATTTAATTATTCGGCGAATTGGATCGCTTATCAGAAAGCAACAAGAGAGATGTCCGCACAAGAGGAGTATGATGCTTGGCGGCGAGTGCAGGCTCGATATCTCGAAGGAACAGAACTTCGAAAACGTGCTGATCAGGAAGTGTATCGCGCGAAACAAGCCCTATTGCAGAAGGAAGAGAGGGCGCTTGACGACTTAGGGAAAAAGCAAAAGATTAAAATCGACGAATTGAAGCGGGCTGAGCTCGACAGAATCCAAGAGGCAAGGGACAAGTACATTGCCGCCAAGGATGAAGAGATTCGCGCAATCGATCGTCTACTTCAAGCGGAACAGCAAGCAAACGATGACGACGACTACGAGAGGCAGTTAGCGGAGAAGGAAGCTAGGGTGAAACTGCTTGAAACCGCCGTTGGGCCGGAAGGCATCAAGGAACGTCGCGACATCTTAAAAGAAATCGAGCGTATGAAAGAAGAACATGCCCGATTGCTACGCAGGCGCGATCTTGAAGGTCAAAAGCAGGCGATTGAAGACGAGAAGCGCGAGAAGGAGAAAGTGTTCGACGAGGAGCGAAAGGAGGCCGAGAAACATTACAACGAGCTCACAAATGCGTTTGACAAATTCGCGTCCGATGTAGAAACCCGAGCGGAAACGTTGAAGCAGATTCAGATTCTCAAAGAGTCCGAGAAGAATGCAGAGGTTCTTCGGCAACTCGACATTTTCATCGCTGAATATCAGTCAAAAATGTCATCAATTACATCATTATCTAAGTCACAGGCAGAAGTAGACTTCGAGCGCTATACCGAGAATCAGCGAATATGGAATGATCCGAACAGTACCGAAGAGCAGCGACAGCGAGCGCATCAAGAAAACGTTGCTTATCGAGATAAATACGGCATCTCTCAGACCGATTATCTCGGCCTGCAGCATTTTAAGGATGGTGGTAGAGTAAAGGGGCCTCGAGGCGCGGCTGTGCCGGTTGTAGCTCACGCAGGCGAGCTGTACCTTAACGAGTCGCAACAAGGCAACTTATTCCGGCTGCTGAATTTTGCCATGCCTCAGATCAATTACTCCATGCCGAGTTTCGCGATGGCTTCCGGATCGTCGCAATCCGTAATCAATCATCATTACTACACCGTCGAGCATAATGGTGACGTAAATATTGATGATCAGGCGGCAGCAAGAGGGTACTGGAATGAGCGCGACAGCATGGTACGCCGATTTGAGTCGAGGGGAGGAGGCAGAGAACGATGATCGAAGCATATATCGACGGAGTATCCTTCGCTTCGCTAGGCCTCGGGCTTATCCGGAGGGACATACCCGTACTTCCGGATACGCGGGATTACAACGTTGTCCTATCCGGCACAGACGGTGAGCTGGATTTCGGATCGGAGTACGGTCCGCGCATGGTGCCTCACGAATGCGTCGTGATGGCCGAAGACCCAACACTGGATTACCACCGGAAAATCGCGCAAATAGCGCGTTTTTTTAATGCTAAAAAAGGCGATTCGATCCTCACGTACAGCGATTTACCGGGGCGGCGGTATAAGATGCGTTACTCCGGGACGCTGCCGATCGAAAAGCTTATTTTTGATGGTATGGTGACCATTCCGATGAAGATGCATAGCCCTTTTCCGGAGAGCGATGAGCGAGTGCTTGAAACCACGATTATAACATCGCCCAAGCAAATCATCGTTGTTTCGGATGGCGACGTGCGGGCAAGCCCAGTCATCACGATAACCAATACCGGCACAACAACAATTGAAGTTTTGAAGTTCGTAAACGAATTTATCGTCGAGGAGTGATTTGAATGAACATTAGTGATTATTTGGCAGTCAAGCTGCTCAATCATGTATTTCGTAATACGGCCTATACGAA